GCCTAATAGACTCAACCCACTTCACCTCTCACCAGAACTCTGGATCATAGCTTTTTAGGTCTTGGGAGGAAGTTCTCCAACTTTCTTTCATATACAGACAGAGTACTCTGTCCTCTGGGATCACCGGTTTCGGCGACACTTGGGATCATGTTCTTTGGTCTTGGCTCGTCTTTGGAAAAAGACTGCTCACCCATTTCAATGCCTACCGCGATTTCAGCGGGGCTACACAACATTTTTGTTGTATTACTAGATAAATTGTCCAGGTCGGATAATTCGCGACGATTAGAGAAGACGTTTCCATCGATATCATAAATGATGTTACGTCCCATCGACATAGTCGGTTCATATCGGTTCGGCACTACTTTACGGTAACTGTCACACTTTTCAGATTGGAGTGCGCGTATGAGCGCATCCGCATTTGCAAGTCGAGTTTCGAGACTCTCTCCTCGAGGATTCCAACCCAAGCCACCTTCGAAATCAGGAACAGCAGCAATCAGTCTAATGACTGTTCGTTGTCGTCCTTGAAGAAGGCCAATAGCTTGGGGACCAAGGTTTTTCATTAAGTCGAGAAAATTATTATCACTTGTCTGTCTCCATTTATTTTGGATATAGACTTTAGAAGGCGTGATAATTCTACTAGCAAACTCCGCTATTCGGTCCGAAGTGATTGATTTGTCTTGGGATATAGAACACCCAATTCGCTTCATGACTTCCTTGTATTTCATTTCATACTTGGAATTCATTACTATATCATCACCTAAGATCCTATAACAGTCGTCTATATCACCTACTTTCGAAATTGTTTTATCTACGGTATTAATCACTAATGTCATTACATAGTGATGAGCGAGTGCAAACAATGGGAAGGAAGGACCTAAGCCTAATGGCTGTCCAACCGACCACGTTCGGAAATCACCAGACGCGGGATCATGCCACTTTCCTTTGACTAAACGTTCAAGTGAGTCAACCAATAACATGGTTTCATCATCAAAAGCTATATGTCTCAGGATCGTAATCTGAAGCTCCCAGGGAAATAAGTTAGTGGCATCTGAAAGATCCACTGATGCAATCTCATTGCCCTTCTGCAACTGGCCTTGTGCCCACAGAACACCTTCCATTTGATTGAAAGTACAATCAGCTTTAAACTCACGAATGAGGCTGAGGAGACTCTTTTTAAGAGGCTCTAGTAACCAATTATATATTGGCACGGGATTCGCGTATGCACGTAACTTGTATCCGGGTTCTTGCTTGTACGAAATCTTACCAGACGTAATGTCTTGGGAAGCTGGAGAGCTCGCAAAGAATTGGACATAGTCCTTGTACTGCATCTTAACCGCTTCTTGCAACTTGGGACATGTGATAAACTTCATATCCCCAGGATTCCAGGGTTTAGTCCCCCTCCCATTGAGGTACGGACCTTTCCTTGCATAGTGCTCATCAAGCCTTAGCCCCTTGCGGGGTTTGATAGTAA